CCCCAGCCAGTCTGGATTTAACAAGAGCGGCAGCTTTTGCCATTCGTATTGTGGCCATTGCTGTTCTGGTCTGGGCAATCCGTTGGTGGTGATATGAACCGTGTTCTGTGCGTGGTTATCATTGTCCTGCTGGTGGCCTGTGGTGCGCTTAGTCTGGGGCTGAATCATTACCGTGATCACGCCATCATCTACAAAGAGCAGCGCGATAAAAAAGCCAGTGAGCTGGAGCTGGCGAACGCGACAATTACTGATATGCAGATACGCCAGCGTGATGTCGCTGCACTTGATGCCAGATACTCGAGGGAATTAGCCGATGCGAGAGCTGAAAATGAAACTCTGCGTGCTGATGTTGCCGCTGGTCGTAAGCGCCTGCGGATCAACGCCACCTGCTCCGGTACCGTGCGTGAAGCCACCGGCACCTCCGGCGTGGATAATGCAACCGGCCCCCGACTGGCAGACACCGCTGAACGGGATTATTTCATCCTCAGAGAACGGCTGATGGCAATGCAGAAGCAACTGGAAGGAGCACAGGAATATATCCGTACCCAGTGTATACCGTGATGTTTTGTTATGAAGGTGTTACTGGTAACGTTAAGGTAATTTAACAAAGAGTCAGTTCCGGACTTTATAGTGTGCTCAGTTCATGGCCAAAAACGATTTCTGTGATAAATATTTTGAATATTATTTACAGGTAAATGGAGTGGGGCACATGGATAGAAATATTACAATAGAGAATGAAGTATATGCCCGTATTGTATGGGCAGAGAAGGCAAAAACACGGTAATTCCGTGTGTTGCCATGATACCTGATTGGCAGAATAGTTGTTTGGTTTTGAGTATATAGTCAGCGTTTTTTGTTCAGTAATTGCTCCCTCAAAAAATAATAAAATAAGGTGATTATTTTTGTTTATTATTTAGTTTTTTTTGTGTGTTGTTTTATTGTTTTTGCGTGGTTTGTTTTTTATTGTTATTTCATTAAGGGAAGGTAAATTCAGGATGGCAGTCTGTAGATAATCGGAGGTCACTTATGCTACATGATCACGTGGCAGAATGTCTGGAGAAAAAAGGACTGTACCGGAGAGCAGCTGAACGATGGGCAAAAGTGATGGTACAGCTAAGTGATGACCAGAAAAGAAAAGTGGCGGCACAGAAACGAGCAGAGTGTTTGCGTAAGGCGCGCCGGACTCCGGTTTCACCGGTGAACCTGACCGAAATAAAACAAGCGGTCAACAGACTACATTCTGAGTTGGGAATGGGATTTGAAGAGCGGCGGGTATTCCGACGATATAAAGGGACAGGAGAACAGAATACGTCCGGAAACGCGCGGTCAAAAAAATGCTAAAAAATATCTGAGAGAGTTATTGCCTGTTACCATAAGAAAAAGCGACTTTAGTGGTCGCTTTTTGTGTCATATATAAGTCGTTTAAGTAAACCTGTCTGAACAGGTGCTCTGGTCGTGTTTGTCTTTGTTGGGTACAAATTGAGAATATTTTTCATTAATTAATCTTCTTCTGCAGGCTTCAATAACCCACGCTGAAAAATTACCTGAACCTTTCAGGTCAAGAGCGATGTTAATTTGTTCAATTATCTGGTTTGGAAATCGGATGTTGCGGGTTGTTGTTCTGCGGGTTCTGTTCTTTGATGACATAATGTTGCCCCGTATTCAGTGTTGCTGATTTGTATTATCTGATGTTGCTTTTACGCTAATTTGATGCAGATCAATTAATACGATACCTGCGTAATAATTGATTATTTCTCGTGGTTTGATGGCGTACACACATGTCGTGATAAACCTCATGTAGATGATAATTATTATCATTTTCGTGGGTCCTTTCCGGCGATCCGACAGGTTACGGGGCGGCGACCTCGCGGGTTTTCGCTATTTATGAAAATTTTCCGGGAAAAAGCATGTCAGTTCTTCTTGTTATTAACGTATTGTTTTTAAATAAATAACTATCAAGAAAGAAACGACATCAGAATGATGAAAAATCTGTTTTTTTTTGGCATTTCATGTCGTAACTGATTTTTGATAAGGAATTGCTGAATGAATGTTAATAAAAAGAAGCTTGCTGAAATTTTTAATGTCGATATACGCACGATTGATCGCTGGCAAACCCAGGGGCTCCCTCAGATATCTGGTGGAGGAAAAGGCGTTGAGGTCATCTTTGATTCTGCGAAGGCGATCGAATGGTATGCGCAGCGCGAAGCTGATATTGAAAATGAAAAACTCCGTAAAGAGGTCGAAGACTTGAGGGCTGCCAGTGAATCTGACCTTCAGCCCGGCACCATTGATTACGAACGCTACCGACTGACGAAGGCACAGGCAGATGCACAGGAACTGAAAAATGCCCGTGACAGTGGACAGGTCATTGATACAGGGTTTTGCCTTTTTGCTCTGGGAAGACTGGCGCAGGAGATCTCTGCCATTCTTGACTCCATTCCATTGTCCATGCAGAGACAGTTTCCGGCACTGACGCCCGCCATGCTTGATTTCCTGAAAACCGATATAGCAAAGGCGGCAAACCGATGCGCATCAACGGCAGAGAAGTTACCGGAGATGCTGGATGAATACCTCAGAGAAGCAGCTAAATAACTTTGCTGTTGTTTGTAGCGTGGCACTTCGCGGTCTTTTACGCCCACTGCCTGTCACCACCGTTGAATGGGCTGATCAAAATTATTATTTACCTCCGGAGTCTTCTTATCTTGCCGGGCGGTGGAAGACGTTGCCGTTTCAGGTGGCAATAATGAACTGCATGGGTAATGACCGGATCCGCACGATTAATCTTATAAAATCAGCTCGTGTCGGTTACACCAAAATGCTGATGGGCGTTATTGGTTACTTTATTGAGCATAAAAATCGTAACAGTCTTCTGTTTCAGCCTACGGATTCTGCCGCTGAAGATTTTATGAAGTCTCATGTGGAGTCGACATTACGGGATGTTCCCTGTCTGAAAATTCTTTCCCCCTGGCTGGGGCGTAAGCACAGGGATAACACGCTGACATTAAAAAGGTTTACGTCACGTGTGGGTTTCTGGTGCCTGGGTGGTGCGGCAGCAAAAAACTACCGTGAAAAATCCGTGGACGTGGTCTGCTATGACGAGCTTTCCTCGTTCGAGCCGGATGTCGAAAAAGAGGGCTCGCCAACCCTGCTGGGGGATAAGCGTATTGAGGGCTCTGTATGGCCAAAATCCATTCGCGGCTCGACGCCTAAAATCAAAGGCACCTGCCAGATCGAAAAAGCGGCCAACGAGTCGGCGCATTTTATGCGTTTTTATGTGCCCTGCCCGCACTGTGGGGAGGAGCAGTATCTGAAATTTGGCGATGAGTCCACGCCTTTTGGGCTTAAATGGGAGAAGGACTGCCCCGAAAGCGTTTTCTACCTTTGTGAGCATCATGGCTGTGTGATTCATCAGTCTGAACTGGACCAGAGTAACGGGCGGTGGATCTGTGAAAATACGGGTATGTGGACCCGTGACGGCCTGACGTTTTTCAGCGCCCGGGGTGATGAAATTCCGCCGCCGCGCTCCATCACGTTCCATATCTGGACGGCGTACAGTCCGTTTACCACCTGGGTACAGATAGTCTATGACTGGCTGGATGCACTGAAAGATCCCAACGGCGTGAAAACCTTTGTGAACACCACGCTGGGCGAAACCTGGGAAGAGGCCGTGGGCGAAAAACTCGATCACCAGGTGCTGATGGATAAGGTTGTTCATTACACGGCGGCGGTACCTGTCCGGGTGGTTTATCTGACGGCGGGCATTGACTCGCAGCGAAACCGTTTTGAGATGTATGTCTGGGGATGGGCTCCGGGAGAGGAAGCCTTTCTGGTGGATAAAATCATCATTATGGGGCGTCCCGATGAGGAAGAGACGCTGTTACGTGTGGACGCGGCGATCAACAAAAAATACCGCCATGCGGATGGCACCGAAATGACCATTTCCCGTGTCTGCTGGGACACCGGGGGGATCGATGGCGAAATCGTTTATCAGAGGTCAAAAAAACACGGTGTTTTCCGGGTGCTGCCGGTAAAAGGCGCATCTGTCTATGGCAAGCCGGTGATCACCATGCCAAAAACCCGCAATCAGCGGGGCGTGTATCTGTGTGAAGTGGGGACGGACACCGCAAAAGAAATTCTCTATGCCCGTATGAAAGCCGATCCCACGCCTGTGGATGAAGCCACGTTGTATGCCATCCGTTTTCCTGATGATCCGGAGATTTTTTCGCAGACAGAGGCACAGCAACTGGTCGCGGAAGAGCTTGTGGAGAAGTGGGAAAAAGGAAAGATGCGTCTGCTGTGGGATAACAAAAAGCGGCGTAACGAAGCGCTGGACTGCCTGGTGTATGCCTACGCGGCATTACGTGTGTCCGTGCAACGCTGGCAGCTTGATCTGGCTGTACTGGCAAAATCCCGGGAAGAAGAGACGACCCGGCCAACCCTTAAAGAACTGGCAGCGAAGCTGTCCGGAGGAGTGAATGGTTACAGTCGCTGAACTGCAGGCGCTGCGTCAGGCGCGCCTTGATTTATTAACTGGTAAACGGGTGGTGTCTGTCCAGAAAGATGGTCGCAGAATTGAATATACGGCGGCCTCTCTGGATGAGCTTAACCGTGCGATCAATGATGCTGAGTTGGTACTGGGGACAACCCGCCGTCGCCGTCGTCCGCTGGGAGTGAGGTTATGAAACGAAAGCCTGTCCTGATTGATGTGAACGGCGTTCCGCTTCGGGAGAGTCTCAGCTACAACGGGGGCGGTGCAGGATTTGGCGGGCAAATGGCAGAGTGGTTGCCACCTTCGCAGAGTGCCGATGCGGCCCTGCTGCCCGCGTTGCGTCTGGGGAATGCCCGTGCAGATGATCTGGTGCGCAATAACGGGATAGCGGCCAATGCGGTGGCCCTGCATAAGGATCACATTGTCGGGCATATGTTTCTTATCAGCTACCGCCCGAACTGGCGCTGGCTGGGGATGCGGGAGACCGCGGCAAAAAGTTTTGTCGATGAGGTGGAGGCGGCCTGGTCAGAATACGCAGAAGGGATGTTTGGTGAGATCGACGTGGAAGGGAAACGCACGTTTACGGAATTTATCCGTGAAGGTGTGGGCGTTCATGCGTTTAACGGCGAAATCTTTGTGCAGCCGGTCTGGGATACGGAGAGCACGCAACTGTTTCGTACGCGTTTTAAAGCCGTGAGTCCGAAACGGGTGGACACGCCAGGACATGGTATCGGGAACCGTTTTCTGCGGGCCGGGGTGGAGGTCGATCGATATGGGCGTGCCGTTGGGTACCATATCTGTGAGGATGATTTTCCGTTCTCTGGTAGTGGACGATGGGAACGGATCCCGCGTGAACTTCCCACCGGGCGTCCGGCCATGCTGCATATTTTCGAGCCGGTGGAGGACGGGCAGACCCGTGGGGCCAACCAGTTTTACAGCGTCATGGAACGGCTGAAGATGCTCGATTCCCTGCAGGCAACACAGCTTCAGTCAGCCATTGTTAAGGCGATGTATGCAGCGACGATTGAAAGTGAACTTGATACCGAAAAGGCCTTTGAATATATCGCCGGTGCGCCGCAGGGGCAGAAGGATAATCCGCTTATTAATATTCTGGAGAAGTTCTCCAGCTGGTATGACACGAATAACGTGACGCTGGGTGGTGTCAAAATTCCGCACCTTTTCCCCGGGGATGATCTGAAACTGCAGACTGCGCAGGATTCAGACAATGGATTTTCGGCGCTTGAACAGGCGCTGCTGAGGTATATCGCCGCCGGTCTTGGCGTTTCCTACGAACAGTTGTCCCGTGATTACTCGAAGGTCAGTTATTCAAGTGCCCGTGCCTCCGCCAATGAGTCGTGGCGCTATTTTATGGGACGACGAAAATTTATAGCGTCCCGGCTGGCCACGCAGATGTTTTCCTGCTGGCTGGAAGAGGCACTTCTGCGGGGGATTATTCGTCCGCCACGGGCGCGTTTTGATTTTTATCAGGCGCGTTCAGCCTGGTCGCGGGCTGAGTGGATTGGTGCCGGAAGAATGGCCATTGACGGGCTCAAGGAGGTTCAGGAATCAGTGATGCGTATTGATTCCGGACTGAGCACGTATGAGAAAGAGCTGGCGCTGATGGGCGAGGATTATCAGGACATTTTCCGCCAGCAGGTCAGGGAATCTGCAGAGCGGGAAAAAGCCGGACTCTCACGTCCGGTGTGGATAGCGCAGGCGTATCAGCAGCAGATAGCGGAGAGTCGCAGGCCGGAAGAGGAGACAACACCACGTGAGACGTAATCTTTCACACATTATTGCCGCAGCATTCAATGAACCGCTGCTTCTGGAGCCCGCCTATGCGCGGGTTTTCTTTTGCGCGCTCGGGCGCGAGATGGGGGCAGCAAGTCTTTCGGTACCACAACAGCAGGTACAGCTTGATGCTCCCGGAATGCTGGCTGAAACGGACGAGTACATGGCCGGAGGTAAACGACCGGCCCGTGTTTACCGGGTGGTGAACGGTATTGCTGTACTGCCGGTGACAGGCACGCTGGTGCACCGGCTGGGGGGGATGCGGCCATTTTCCGGAATGACAGGCTATGACGGCATTGTCGCCTGTCTTCAGCAGGCAATGGCGGATAGCCAGGTGCGGGGCGTACTGCTGGACATTGACAGTCCGGGCGGGCAGGCCGCCGGTGCGTTTGACTGTGCTGACATGATTTACCGCCTCCGCCAGCAGAAGCCGGTCTGGGCACTGTGCAATGACACGGCCTGTTCTGCAGCCATGCTGCTGGCGTCGGCCTGCTCCCGACGGCTGGTTACCCAGACATCCCGTATCGGCTCCATTGGCGTGATGATGAGTCATGTCAGCTATGCCGGTCATCTGGCGCAGGCCGGAGTGGATATCACGCTGATTTACGCCGGGGCGCATAAGGTGGATGGCAATCAGTTTGAAGCCTTACCGGCAGAGGTGCGTCAGGACATGCAGCAGCGGATTGATGCGGCGCGCCGGATGTTTGCCGAAAAAGTGGCGATGTTTACCGGTCTGTCTGTTGATGCAGTCACGGGAACAGAGGCCGCTGTTTTTGAAGGTCAGTCCGGCATTGAGGCCGGGCTGGCGGATGAATTAATCAATGCGTCGGATGCCATCAGTGTGATGGCCACGGCGCTGAACAGTAATGTCAGAGGAGGCACTATGCCGCAATTAACTGCAACGGAAGCCGCCGCGCAGGAGAACCAGCGAGTGATGGGGATCCTGACATGCCAGGAAGCGAAAGGACGTGAACAGCTTGCCACGATGCTGGCAGGGCAACCGGGCATGAGCGTTGAACAGGCCCGGGCGATTCTGGCCGCGGCGGCACCACAGCAGCCGGTGGCATCCGCGCAGAGTGAAGCCGAGCGCATTATGGCGTGTGAAGAAGCGAAAGGTCGTGAACAACTGGCGGCAACGCTTGCGGCGATGCCGGAGATGACGGTGGAAAAAGCCCGCCCGATCCTGGCTGCCTCACCGCAGGCGAATGCCGGGCCCTCACTTCGTGATCAGATCATGACCCTGGATGAGGCAAAAGGGGCAGAAGCGCAGGCTGAAAAACTGGCGGCCTGCCCGGGAATGACCGTGGAGAACGCCCGGGCTGTGCTGGCTGCGGGATCAGGTAAGGCCGAACCGGTCTCTGCATCCACAACCGCCCTGTTTGAACATTTCATGGCGAATCATTCACCGGCAGCGGTGCGGGGTGGCGTGTCACAGACGTCAGCAGACGGTGATGCGGACGTGAAAATGCTCATGGCCATGCCATGAAGTCAGTGCTGACCATCAATATGAGGTTTTAACAAAATGGTGACGAAAACCATCACTGAACAGCGTGCGGAAGTACGTATTTTTGCTGGTAATGATCCGGCTCATACCGCCACAGGCAGCAGCGGGATTTCTTCTGCAACACCGGCTCTGACGCCCCTGATGCTGGATGAAGCCACCGGGAAACTGGTGGTCTGGGATGGACAGAAAGCCGGTAGTGCGGTTGGCATACTGGTACTGCCGCTTGAAGGCACGGAGACGGTACTGACGTATTACAAGTCGGGGACCTTTGCGACGGAGGCAATCCGCTGGCCTGACAGTGTGGATGAACACAAAAAGGCAAATGCCTTTGCTGGCACTGCCCTGAGTCACGCGGCGCTGCCGTAACACGTTATCAGGCCACCGCGGTGGCCTGACTGATTGTGCACAGAAAACCCCCAGCTAGGCTGGGGGTTCTGGAAAGCTTTCAGCTTTGAGCCAGTTATTAAAACCCCTTTTGATTTGTTAAAACACCTTGCGGTCTGGCAACTGCAAGTGT